AAGATCTAATAACGAAGAATGTAGCAACAAGGGCATTTGATTATGCAGTATACAATGTAATTTGTAAGGGAAATAAAGAAAAATCAACTACTTGTATAGAGAGAAAGGCTGGTTGCGATATTAGGAACACATTCATTAAAAAGTTAGGCTAATATGGGCCACGATATTAATTTCTTCATAGATGAGGATGGGATGTCTTTAAATTGTACCGAAAGAGACCTGGATAATTCAGATAAAGGATATGCATTGAAGCAACTTAAAGATGGGTTTAGACTTAGTATGATAAGAAAACAAATGATGGGGATAGTATATATATGGAGAAGAATAAGAAAATGATAATACATGAGTTCTACTCAGATATATTCCCAATTCAATTTTGGGTTTTAATAAATCCATCACAAGAGCAGATAGATGATGTATTCGAACCAAAAGATAGGGATGCATCAAATGAGATAATAGGAAACTGGAAAGCTTGCGTGTCTGAAATAAATATAAAAAAAGACACAGATAAATATGGTATATGGGTTGCATTATTAGAGTTAGACAAAATAACGCCTGGAGTATTAGCGCATGAAGCATGTCATATAACAGATACAATATATACTCACCTTGGTGCTAAATTGATTGACCTAGGTGGAGAACCACATGCATATTTTATGGAGTGGGTAGTAAGGTGTATGGATGAAGCAATAACAGACAATAAAAAAGAAAAAATGAATAAGTTAAAATGCGGCGGAAAAAAGAAACCACCTATTAAAAAATAAACAAAATGGAATTAAGGATAAACAAAATAGACGAAAAGGCAACATTGCCACAAATAGCTTCCAACGGAAATGCATTTGAATTAACTTGTACTAATATATCTACGGCAATCGGAAGAGATGGCAGACTTGTATTGGAATACAAAACGGGTCTAGAGATTGATGTTCCAGATGGGTATGTTGCAATGCTATTTATAAATGATAATTGCTATAGTAACTCGCTAGTATTGACTAATGCGGTAGCAACATTCATGTCTGATTCTCCACAAGAGATTGTAGCTAAATTTAAGACAAACACAGATTCAGTTCCTGCAATATATGAGATAGGTGAAGTGTTTGCAAAGATGATTATAGTAGAATTACCAACTGTAACTATAGTAGAAACTATGTCAAATAACGATACGCAGAAGTTAGTTGCTTCAGGACAAGCGACAATAGAAGAAGAATTATCACAGTCAAATGGATAAGTATTATACCCCTACAATAGAAGAACTTTATGTCGGGTTCAAGTATGAATCAAAAGAAAATTTTCAAGATGGCACTGTAAAATCACAAGAGCAATTCGATAACGCTAAGTGGGTTAAAGAAATATTTGGAATTAATGATAACGCATATGTAAATAGATCATTAAATGGAAAGAATTCTGAAAATGGTAGATGCGGAATTAGAGTTAAATATCTTGATAAAGAAGATATAGAATCATTAGGATTTATTCAAACAATTAAAGATCAATATTATAAAGATGATTTCGAATTATTAATAGATGATGATTTGTTTATTCAAATTATAAAAGATGATGGGTTTGTATTTCAAGGTACAATTAAAAACAAATCACAACTTATTATATTACTAAAACAACTAGGTATAAATGTTTAATAAGAAAATAAATAAAGACGTTATAGAATTATTTGGATTTAAATGTATAAAAGAATCTTATGACAAGAACTATAATAAACCAATCTTCTATTATAAATTTACAATGGGTCTTTTTACTTTTAGTTATGAATTAGAATATTTAAATTGGTATATTACTGGGTCAAAACATTCTATAAATGGAGGACCATTTGATTATAGAAATTGTAACGAGATCCAACTGATAAGAATAAAACGAGATGATAATCAAATTTTTTCTGGAATAATTAAAACCAAAAAAGAATTTAAGATTCTATTAAAACAATTGAGTGTTCTATGAACAATAAATTAGCAGATATAGTTGGTGGTAAAGTAGTAATACATCAAGACACATTAGAAATTCCATGTTTTAAAAAGATATGGAATGATAATACAGATAAAGAATTAGCTACTAAATATATAGATTATATATTCTTTAAACATCACCCAGATAGTCCTTACGTAATATCAATGCCTCTGGAATATAGAGATGCAAAATTACGCAAAGAATTATTTATTGAAGACTGGGAGCCTACTCAAGATATTATACACGCAGAAGAAATGTATTTAGAATTCCTTGACACATTATTACTCCAGCTATTGACTGGATATAGAAATGCGTTAAGTGCCATAAGCAAATATTTAAACAGTATTGTGTCGGGGACTCTAGATATGAGGATGGTTAAAGAGGCATTAACTGCAGGTGGTCAATTAGACAAGACAGTTAAATCTATTACTTCGTTAGAGAAACAAGTGCGTAAGGACGAATTAGAATCTTCCAGGGTACAAGGAGGTAGCGAGGTTGGTCATTATGAAATGCCTAAATCAAGATAATATGGCATATATAGATCAAACAATAAAATATTATAAAGGTTCCCCTAAACTAAAGAAAGCAATAGCCGCAGGAACTCTTATTGATAATAGACTTAAATTAGAATACTCAAATAGCGGCACAACAGATTGTCACTTTGATATGCAAAATTATTTAAAATATTTTAGTTACGAGGCATTATCAATAATACCTAAATCGATATAATATGGATGGATTAACACAATTATTTTGGATACTATTTTATTTGCTTTGCGCTTGGGTCGCATGGAAAATACCATCATTATATATAAAGGTACTTTACTTAAGAGATAAAATAAAGGCAAAGGATTATGAATATTCTACACTTTTATCGCAAAAGAAATCATCTGAAGTTAGACTTGGTCAGATATCAGAGAACTTAGCACCATTCTTAAAAGACTTTAAATACAATCCAAAGAAAGCACATTTCTTAGGTAATCCAATAGACTATATTATATTTGAAGAAAATAAGATAGTATTCCTCGAGATTAAATCAGGTGAGTCTAAGTTAAGTGAGGGCCAGAGGAATATAAAGAAATTAATACAAGATGGCAAGGTTGAATTTGACCAAATGAGAATTGATTAATAAGGAGATGACGAAAACCTTTAATAGAGTAGTCGATATAAATAAATAAATACAATTATGGATACAATTAAATTTAATAAGACACAAGATTGGACTATTTTTATTCTACGTAGAATAGATGAGAATATGGTAGAAACAGACACTATGCTCGGCGGATTTTATAGTTATATACAGGAAAATAAAAGTACAGACGTATTTAATGAATGTACACTTGGATGGTCTGACGAAGATAAACAAGATGTATATGCGGTAATAACATTTTTTGATACATCGGTTATGCCATTGTATAAAAATTCAACATATTATATAATGACTGATACTGGTGGTACGGTTGCCAATAGATCATTTAAAGGATAAACAATGATTAAAGACGCGTGCACTCTGAGTGCCAAAGAGATTAAATCAACTATACATGAAGAGTGGATGGTCTTCTACAAATATAGAGCAAAACAAGAATTAGATAATATAAAATATCTTACAGATGGTAAATGTTAAAGTAAAGAATGCAAAGACCCACGAATATGATGGTCAGAAGTTTAAATCAGGTTTAGAGCTATTCTGTTACAAACTACTTAAAGAGAATCGTATTCCATTTATATATCAACCAGCATCATATGTATTGATACAAAAGTTTAAATCAAACTTTAGATGTTATGAGGATACTGGTAAGATTACTAGGGATAGCAATAAGAAAATACTATCGTCTACTAAACGTTTTGATCTAATTGAGAACGTAAGAGAGATAGCCTATACACCAGATTTCTGTGGAGTGGATAATGACTGGATAATAGAGACAAAAGGATTTGCTAACGATGCATTCCCATTGAGATGGAAGTTATTTAAAGCAAAACTAAATGAAGAAGATTTCCAAGGAATATTAATGAAACCAGAAAGCCAGAAGGAGGTTATGCAATGCATAGATATAATTAAAGACCAAACAATAATTGAGTATGTCTAAAATAGTCTGTATATTAGAAAATGTATGGGGGAATATAGGAGACACCTGTCCCATGGTATTTGCACCACACCCAGCAAACAGATCATTGAGCAATATCCAGACAAGTAATATAAGTGATATAATAATAAATATACTAAAACAAAATGAACAAAATATTAATGAGTAAAGGTGGTTATAGTGCTGCAATGTTTAATACAGAAACATTAGAACTAGTAGAAATAAACACTATTGATAGCGAAGTGAGCGCATGTTATCTAATCGAAGAAGACTCTGAATTGATTTATAATGAAGACATTGTTGATGTTAAATCTGGTGATATCGTATTCAAATTATATTCGTATAAAGGAGAAAGAAAACTAATAGTAATGGGCAAAAACGAATTAACCGATGAGATTAAATTACGCGAATTAGCAAGAAGGGCGAATTCTCAAAATGAAAAACTAGAAAGAGTATCTTCTGGTTCTGAGTCTATGTGTGTCCCTGATTGAGGAATTAAGTTGTAGAATCATTAACTGCTAGTAAAACAAATTAAATTAAACAACGTTTAGAATACTAAACAATAATTATTGATTATGAATAATACCACAAATAAGGTTCCAGCGAAAGCGGTTGAACCTAAAATTAATGAAATAGTAGCTCCGGTTGGTACAGGGTACACTGATGTTGTTACGCAAGTAAAAAAACCATATAATAAAAGACGTAAAAAGGCTAAAAACACACCTATAGATGTCACCAAATTGCCACAAGAAAATCAATTAAAACTTGAATCAGGAGATAGGATCATAATTGTTAAGTTATCTAAAAAATCTAAGCTATTTAGGCAATTATATAATTATATTAAAACAAAGTACGGACAATTTAAACTTTGGTTGAAAAATTAATATCATTTAATGATTAACTCTAGTAAAAGAATTTTAAATTCCAATAAATTCTCCCTTAGCAATTTAACCAATTGTTCTAAGGGAGTTATTGGTATATATAAAGAGCATGATAGATTTTAATAAAAAAATAAAAAATAGCGAAAAATTTAGAGCGCCAGCAATTTTTTTCCAAAAACATGGACTATACTGTTTTTCCCCATATGGAACTACTGAGTATCTAACCTATTGGGATACTGAGGCCATTAGATGCGTAGAAGGATATACTGCCCCTGATGGGGATTGGATAAGTGGGTATAATTATTTTTACTTAAATTATTGTCCGATACTTAGATTAGTCGAATTTGAATATAAGGATAGGTTTGGTAACATGAAGATGCGCAGAGAAAAGGCTAGGAAATTTCCTGACTTTTATGATTATGACTACTATTACTTTATGGGCGTTCAGGAAGCGCAAGAGGAAGGTGCTCACATGGCAGTTTTAAAGGCTCGTGGTAAAGGTTTTTCGTTTAAAGGAGGATCGATGCTCGATAGAAATTATTATCTGATACCAGACTCTAAAGGCTATGCAATTGCATCTGAAACTGAATATTTAGTTAGAGATGGTCTACTTACGAAGGCCTGGGATTACATGGACTTCATAGATGAACATACTGCATGGGCGAAAAAACGTCAGGCTATTAATACAAAGATGCATAGAAAGGCTTCTATTATTACTACAGATGAAATGGGTAATAAAATAGAGGTTGGTTATAAGTCTGAGATAATTGGAGTATCATTAAAGAATGATCCCAATAAGGCTCGTGGTAAACGTGGTCAACTAATCCTATGGGAAGAGGCAGGATCGTTCAAGGATATACTTCAGGCGTGGCAGATAGCTAGACCTTCTGTAGAAGAAGATGGTAAAGCTTATGGTCTAATGATAGCATTTGGGACTGGTGGTGATGAAGGTTCTAGATTTGATGGACTGAAAGAAATGTTTTATAATCCATCTGGATATAATATAAAATCGTTTCCAAACATATGGGATGAAGGGGCTGATGCAAATCAATGTGCTTTTTTTGTTCCTGTATACGCCAATATGTCTGTACTAGATGAAAATGGACATAGAATGTTTATGGATAAGAATGGTAATAGTCTTAAGACTAAAGCTGTTGATTATGCCATGACCGAGCGCAAGAAAGTAGTTGACGGATCCTCTGACTCAAGGGCTATTGATAGGTATATTGCAGAGAACCCTATAACTCCTCAGGAAGCTGTTTTAGAACTCACAGGGAACATATTCCCTAAGAAGGAATTAATGGTACAGTTGGCCTCAATACGTACAAATAAGAAGCTACAGGCATATAAGCAGGTCGGTGATTTGAATTATGTTAATGGAATATTGAGTTGGGAAATAAAACAAAAAGGAGATATAACTAAATACCCATTAGGTAGAGACGATAAGCATGAAGGATCAATAGTAATATGGGAACACCCATCACAAGACACATCAGGGCAATTATACATAGCGGGGTGTTTATTACCAGGAGAGCAAGTAATTACTGACTATGGATTAAAAAACGTAGAAGATGTATCATTTGAAGATAAATTGATAAATGAAGATGGATTGGAAAAGAGTATCGTAAATCTACAAAGATATGAAAAAGTAGATGAACCTATATTTAAAGTAAAACCAAATGGATCTTTTAGGACTACGACGTTTACTCAAGAGCATCCTATATTATTAGATTCTGGATTCAAAAAAGCATCTGAATTAAAGAAAGGAGATGTACTTAAAATACCAAATAGATATATAGATAGTAATAATAATTATATAGATATTATATCTAAATATTTTACAGAGGATTTTAATTACAATGATCCATTATTTTGGTGGTTTCTAGGTATATGGATAGGAGATGGTTTTAATAATAAGAATAGTCAATCTCATGATATATATGTTGCATTTGGAATCAAACAAATTGAAGAAGCAAATTTTTATAAAAACGTAGTTTATTCATTGTTCCATAGAAAAACATTAGTTTGTGTTAAAAATGGTGGAAATACTACTAGGTTTACTTATAAAATATTATATGATTTCTTAGAGAATGAATTTGGTAGATATTCATATGGAAAAAGAATTCCAGAATGGGTTAAATATGCACCAGAAGAATTAAAAAAATATTTTATATCTGGATATTTAGATTCAGATGGATCTGCATATTTTGATAAAGGAAAATTAAGAGTATCATTTACTAGTATAAATTTAACATTACTAGAGTCTATCCAAGATATTTTATATTCAATGAAAATTAGAAATAGTATAGTCAGACACTCAAAAGAAGGTATATCTATATTTAATAATAAAGAATATAAACACAAAGAATCATATAAGGTATCAATTCCAACATCAGAAATAAAAAAAATATTGCCACTAGATCTTAGTATACTAAATAGCAGAAAAATTAATGAAATAGAGAAATACTCATCGTCTTTACCCAGAAACACCGTAGAGAAAGCAGTAGTCTACTTCGTGAACAAATACATATTCCTTAAAATAGAGAATATAGCAGAATCAAAATACACTGGTACTGTTTATAACTTTGAATGTGATACACACACATATATGTGTAGGAATATCGTCACACACAATTGTGACCCGTTGACAAACTAGCGGTGCGATGTATGTCGTAAGAATTGAGCAAAATCGGTGAAAGTCTCTAGTAGAAAACACCGAGGTAAATAATTAGATTTCGAAAGGCTAATTATCACCGTAACGCGTAGCAGATGAATAAATATAATTCTGCCAAGAGTGCTCGACAAGAATCAAACTTGATAATGTACGCTGAGCTATATGGCGACATATAGAAGTAAGGATAAAAAGCCTTGCGATAACAAAACTGATGATCACGATAAAGCTGGGACCAACTCATTAGGTGCTACATTTATATATAAACGTATGCAAAACTTTGAATCATATTATGATATCCTAGTTGCCGAGTATACTGGTAGACCTGATACGGCAGAAGATTATTATGAGAATGTACGTAAATTATTACTATATTATAATGCTAGATTGCTTTATGAAAATGAACGTAAAGGTATATTTCCATACTTCACACAAAAGCATTGTGATTATTTGCTAGCGGATCAACCTGATATTATAAATGATATTATAGGCAAGTCTACAGTACAAAGACGAAAAGGCATCCATATGAATACCCAAATAAAGGATTATGGGGAAGGTCTTATTAAGGAGTATCTTAATGAGGAATTTGCTCCCGGTAAAAAATGTCTTACTACTATTCTGTCAGAACCTTTACTAGAAGAGTTAATACAATATAATGATAAAGGTAATTTTGACCGAGTAATAGCACTTATTATGGTCATGATATATAGGCAGCAACTACACAATATGCATGTGAAGAAAAAGAATATAGAAGTAAGAAAAAATATACTCTTTAATAAACCATTATTCGGCAAAGAGTGGTGGGATTCAAATGATAGCGGCCTAGAAGAAATAACAAAAAATTCAATAGATATAAATTGGAATTAAGATGAATAACACAACAACTATGTTTCCTGCGCAAAAAATAGCGCTCAAGAAAAAGAATAAAGAATGGGGCGAGGCTTGCGTAGACTATATTATTGGAATGGGCGAAATAGTTCCTTCTGGTTCCGATAGAACTAATTTCGAGGAGATGCAAACCTATTACGACTTATATAATAGTATCTTCAATGAAAAAGATTTAAAATATGTAACAGACCCATTCAAACAGGATGATGGATTTCCAGCTAGCCCGCAAGACTTTAACATAATTAGATCTAAAATCGATTTGCTGTTAGGCGAAGAAACAAAACATCCATTTAACTTTAGGGTCATTAGGACTAGCCAAGATGCTGCCTCTGACGTTCAAGAGAAGATGAAGAAGATGATGGTTGATTATATGATGGCAGAAGTTATGGCCGGAATGTCGGAAGACCAAGCAAAAGAGTTTCAAGATAAATTATCTACTGGAGAATTGATGCCACCAGAAAAAATAGCATCATTTATAACAAAAGACTATAAGGATGTGGCAGAAAGTGCTGCGTATCATAGTCTAAATTATTTAAAAGAAAAACTTGGTTTAGATCATGAGTTCCAGAAAGGATGGAAGGATGCATTAATAGCTGG